TTTCCCCACTGTAGAATTAAACCATTTGCGAATTTTACATAGCCATTTTGAGCCAACAACGAATCGACTATACCACCATTATTAGCGGCTCCAGCAAGCAAATGAACAAAAGCAGTTGTAGCAATTTGAGTATTATTTACTGTCTTGGCTGCTGTTGGTGCTGTAGGAGTTCCCTTAAAATCAGGGCTATTTAATAATGCAAAAAGATCTGCTTCTTTTCCAGCAAAGCTTAATGCATTACTGTTTTTTTGTACCGTCCATACAACACTGCCGTCATTTATCTCCTGTCCTACAACAGCATTAGCTTCTAAAATCGGTTCAATGGTACCTGTAGTTCCTGCAGTTTTACATAACAAATAAACCCAACTTGGACCGTTACCGTCTTCGGTATATCTTATATCTCCAGCTATAATTTCCTCATTCGGATTCCATGCATTCTTACTTTTTCCAACGATCGTGATTATCTTATTTTTAATATCACTAAGTAAATTAATTCCTTTCCCTGCCAAAAGAGTTAGTAAATCTCCCTTTTTAGTTGCAATAACATTATCTTTACCAATAGTAATGCCTTTTAAATTAAAGTCATTTGGATGAGCTTCTGTGTCTTCATTATGCTCAGTAACTTTATCCTCTGCAATTTTTCTTGCATTAGCCACTGTTACTATACCTTCAGGATCAATAATCGCTGTTATATTCGCCATGTTTTCCGTTACTACATTAATACTAAATTCTTCTGAAATCACAACAGAGCTTGATGCGGAAGGCAGAAAATCAGGGGATGTATCTGTCATTATTGCATACATTATTTCCCCAACATCAGGATCATTTGCAAATACACCACATTCACGAATATAGTACCCTTCTGAAAGTTCAGCATTAGTAACAATACTCTGAATTTTAGCTAATCCACCATTAATACTGATTGCCGTTAATCCTAAAGCTTGTTTGGGTTGAATCAAATCAGTAAGATCTTCTGGCGATACTCCATCTGGAATAATACCAGAACCCAATTTCATCTTAGTGATCGTTAATGTACTACCAGCAATAGCTTTTGCCTGTAATACCTTTCCTTGTTTAGTCAACATTAAATTTGCCCAGTTTGGCATGTTACTTCAACTCCTTTGTGTACATAGATTGCAGCTCCAAAATAATTATTGATATTTAAAATCTGTGGTTTTATCTGTGATGGGAAAATCTCCACTTTTCTCATTGAAGAATAGACCCCTCCAACAAATAAGGAGCCAGCTATTTGACGCTCAAAACTTAAAGCGTCAAGCCAACTCCTAACATTCTTACTTTCTTTAATTGCCCTATACAAATTGTCCAAAACAGATTTATCTGGAATGCCTTCTGAAATCATTCTTACCTGAAAATGATATGGTTTCCCACCATATTCCCAATTCTCATAAACTTTTGCTGATTTAAAAACAGCTGTACATACTTCCTCTACTGCAGCAGGAGTGCCTTTTCTCCGATGCCAGTCAATGGCCTTGCGCACTAATGCCCTTTTTTTATTGATATCTGCCGCATAATCATAAAAATCAACATGATATTGCCAAGCTAGTTCATCCACCAATGTTTCCGGCAACTGATCCAATCGTGGCAGCAACAAAACTAATTCAGCTTTTTCATTAATCGTTTGTAATTTTTCTGCAATGGCATTACAGATATTTCTTATCGTTTCGTTGCTTGCAATGCTAGTGGGTAGCAACTCGATTAAATTCAGATTTTGCAGATCATTCATTTTCTAGCCCCCCAAATGTAACATTAACATTTTCAGCTATCGCTACATGGTTATCAGCAACGATCCGAAAAGTAGGCGAAGATATAACCGCTCGCTTGGCGCCAGCATTTTTAATAAGACAGATTAACTCGTCCGGATTGATATCACGGCCAAGCTTAGATTTTTGCCAATCGATATAATCCTCCACCGCTTTCGCTACCGCGCTTTGAACGGCAACAGATTTAGCTTCATTTGCCCGGTCAATGTAATACGTGAGTGTAAGATCATAATTGACAACCTCCGGAGCAGCCACATGCACATGGTCAGTGAGCGGCCTTACAGATCTATCACTGCATGCTGCCTCTACGATATCCAGCATTTCTTTTCCCGGTATTCCACCGCCTACAAGTAGCGGTGTTATCAGTACTTGCCCCGGCTCCGGTGATATTACCGATACATCAACAATCAAAGACGAAGCTCGTTTGGCAATTTTAATGTATTCGCCCACTGGTCCAGCTACCGAAAATCCCTCCGGAGCCTCGCGAATAGCCTCACGCAAAGAATCGTCACTCTCGACATCTGAACCTCCCTCCGACGTTGTGGTATTGACCATTCCAGCGACGTACGGAATTGGATCAACAATCTTATTGATTTCTCCCGGCAGATAGCCATTACCGAGAACACCAGCCACAGTACAGGTAGCCGCTACAGAAACATCCAACTGTCCAGCTATGACCGTTGCATCCTGATCAATAGCAAAAAACACATTATCTCCAGCTGTCGCCCGCGTACCTGCTGGAATGTTTGTCGCAACGGACCGCACCTCCGACAGGGTTATTTTAATTGTCGTGACAGAGGCCTTGGCGCCAATACGTTCTGCCCCGACAAGTACGCCCAAGTGATCCAGGTTGGCACCTGCCGAATATCGCAATAGATTTTGTTTGCCGGTGTAGTTGATCTTATTGCACAGCATCAGGATAATGGCCGCAATCACGCATAAAAATAACCGGACAGGATCACCTTGTGCAAGGGTTCTCCCGGTTATTTCCGTATAAAGCTTTATGATATCCGATAATATTTCTTGTTCGTCTGCACTAACAAATTCAATGTCCGGCAGATCACTAAGTTTCATTTATGACCACCTTCACTTTCGCCCTTAAAACGCCCTCCGCATTAGAGCGCCATGTAATTTGTTTTACCGTAACTCGCGGCTCATATTTTTTTAATGCAGCAAATATTTCACTTTCTGCTTTCGCTTTAGCCGATAACAGCGGAGCATCTACATAGTTTGCATCAATGCCAAAGTCACGGTCTAACGGTACGTTAAACTTAGACGTGCTAAGTATTGTACTGCAATTTTGTAAAATTTCCATTTGCACATTTTTTGGAGCAAAATCTACGTCAACTCTTTCTCCCGCAGTAAGTTCAAAATCCATCAGCGCACCTCCTCTGTAGAATATTCAGTCAATGTAATATCGACGCTAACGGAAAGTATTTTACCGCCTGCCCGCCAATAGCTTACGTTTTCCCCTATATCCTCCAGCAACCAATAATTATCAGATACCGGCGCACCACCTAAAATAAACGGAAAAACTGCGCCTGTGTCCCTCATTTTCCTCAGCCTCCCCAGCTCGCTTTCGGGATTTATACCGTGATCAGTGCGCAGCTGGATCTTCATGCTAACTTTTTCAACGTCAGGCCCTAAAAACTCCATTACAGGTTTACGACCAATCAAATCGTGCTTTGCCCAGCGGCCGGAACCACTGCGGCCGTAATCACTAAAAGTACGAATTTTACCATATGTCACAACAAAAGGGATATCTCCCATAGATCCAACTTGCATATTAACCTCCTATGATTACATCCGGACTTCCAGAAGCGACACTGCCTCCACAGTCTATCGGATCACCTACCCTTGCTGCCTGCAGTCCATTAATAAGAACTGTGCTGCTGCCGCTGGCG